CCACCATAAGCAATGTGCGCATCCAGCCAGACTTCAGTGAGGTAAGGCAGGGTTTTCAGGTGGGCTTCTTCATCAGCTAGCATAGCCTTGGCTTTCTTAAGCACCCCCTTTTCAGTAAGGTCACCCTGTAGCAGCCGGTCATTAAGGAATAAGAATTCATTAATGAGATTGTGCAGGGCAAATGTGGCTAGGTCTTTACTCACTTGGGTTGGGGTAGGTGTGTATTGCATAGGGTTATCAAAGTGGATTGGGTGGCAAGCCTGGTCACTTATCCCACCGGATGCAGACCAGGGAAGGGTGGCGCATAGACCCGGAAGGGGTGAGCTGCTGGCAGGAAACTTCAGCCACCTTGCCAATGTATTTGGAAGGGTTGTCATACAGGTCTAGGCGCAGGGCATCATCCAGCCCTGACCCTACTGCAATCATAGTGCCACAGTGGTTTACCAGCATAGCACCGGCTGCGCCATCAAACCTGCCCTTGCCAGGGGTGAAGCCAATAATGGTGCAGTCATAGGTTTCAGATGCCTTCAGCTTCAGCCAAGCCTTAGTGCGCTTGCCTGGGGTGTAAGTGCTATGCACATCCTTCAGCATCACACCTTCCCAGCCCAGCCCAATGGCAGTGTCCAGCAGTGCTTCAGTGTCAATGGCTTCACTGTCCAGGGTTTCAAACACCGGCACTAGCAGGATGCCATCAGCTGCCAGGTCATCAGTCCCCACTTCTTCAAACAGGGTCTGAAGCCACAGCCTTCTTTCCCCATAGGGGGTTGCTTCACTATCAGTCCAGCCTTCCACCATAGGCGCATCAAACACAGCCAGCCTAGCCAGGTCAGCTTCACCGGTTTTCTTCATCAGCTCACCTACCCCGGTGAAGAAGTCACCCATAGCAAGGGCTTCACAGTCCAGGCACAGGGTAGCCCCAATGTGTTTGCCCATCTTCAGCAGCCCCGGGGTGAGCTTGCCAAGGCTGGTGATGGCATTGCCATTTCTGGTTTCGTAAGTGACCCAGCCTTGGCTTGGGTTGATGGTGACCATAACCCGGATGCCATCCAGCTTGGGTTCAACAGCCCAGGTCTTACCAGGCTTCAGGTCACCGGTGATGCTGGAAGCCAGCATAGGTTTAATGGGTAGCATAATCGTTTTATCAGTAAGCAGAAAGTGGATGCAGGGTGTAAGGGGTTTAGCCTTACACCCCGGCTGGTTCAGCCAGCACCCAGCTGCTTGTTAATCCAATCCGAATTCAGGCTGCGCCCGATTGACTTGGGGGCTTTAACCTTAGTGTCAAAGCGCAGGTTGCTGATGAAGCAAGCCACTGCTTCAGCACCATAGGCAGTGTGCAGGGCTTCAAAGGCTTTGCCCAGGGAAACCCAATCAAGCAGTTTGAAGTGGGTAACATCAGTGATGCGCCCGGAAGCCTCAATGATGGTTTCCCTGGCAGCCTTCTGGATGGTCTGACCTTCAGCCATCTTAGCCACCAGAAGGGCTAGGGCTTCAGCCTGGGTGGTGCAGGGCTGGGTGGATTTGCGGGGGGGGTTGTTCATAGGTTCGTTTGTCATAGCAGTTATGTTTATGGGAAGTGATGGTTAGCTGTGCAAGCAAATAATTTGAGTGTGGTTTGACCCAATGTTTACAGGGGTATTCTTACCGGGTGCGCTTCCGGGTGAACAGGGAACACAGGCTGATACCCAGCACCACCGGGATAAGGATGGTGAGGAAGAAAAGGGCAATGCCATAGCAACCCTGGTTGAAGTCAGCCTGGGTCAAGGGCTGGTCATAAGCAGCCCGGTGATTGGCAGGGGTGGTAGTGTGCGCTTTCATAGTGTGGTTTGTCATAGGTTGGGTGTAGGGGAAATGTGGATGCCTGATGATGTGCTTAGGCTTGGGGCTGATGGGGAATGTTCATCAGGTCAGAAAAGATGCTGATGATTGTCTGGCAATCAATCTGCCTGTGCATCAGGTGAAGCTTCTGGTTGGCAAGCTGCTTGCCTTCCTTTGTTTCAAGGTCAGCCCTGGGCATTGCCTGGTGCTGCGCCTTCAGGCTTTCCAATTCAATGGTGGCAGCACTGATGTAATAGGCAATGACCTGCTGGTTACTGATGACCTGGCTGACAGCAGTGCCGGTTTCCAACCTGCGCAGCATCATCATTGTCAGATGGTTCAAAGTGCCTGTCCGGTGGGTGTTGCCATAGTGCCTGAAGCCATTGGAAGCATACCGGATGCCAGCCTTGCGCAGTGCCAGCACCAGACCGGCTAGCACCGGATTGGTAAGGGTGGGGATGTTTAGGTTATTGGGCATTTTCGTTTTATCAGGTGAAGGTGATTGGGTGGGGCTAATCACTTAGCCCAGGGGATGCCACAGGCTTTGCTCCAATCACCGACCCGGCTACCCCTTTTGACCCGCCCACATTCATTGTAGGTAGAAGCCCGGTAGTAAGTGCGCAGGGAAGGGGGAAGCACCCGGTAGGTCTTAATGCCATCCTGGATAAGCTTCCAATAGGTCAGCTGTTCCTGGTGCTTCTTCTTAATGCCAAGGGCATCAACCAGCAGCTGACTGTTGGCAGGGCATTGGGCAATCAGCTTGTCATCATCAACCATCCAGGCTTCCAGCTGCTTGACCCAGAAGGGGGCAGCGTGTTCAAGCTGACCGGGCGACCAGGTTTTCAGGTCAGCCGGGTCATCAGGGATGCAGGGGCAGGTAGGCATAGTGCGTATTGTCTTAGGGTTGGTTATCTGGGTGGTGGAAAGGTTAGCCCTGCTGGTGGCGGGGCTTGGCAAGGTAGGCAGTGTGTTCATTCTGCGCCTGGTTGCGCAGCTTCTTCAGCTGCCGGTCAATGACCTGCCGGTGAAGGGCATTGGGGGCTTGCTTGCGCTTCTCAGACCAGAAGGCTGCGCTGGTCTTAGTGGCTTCATACACCCCCGGCAGGGCAAGGGCTTCAGTTAGGGTCAGGCTGGTTTTCATAGTGCGGATTGTCTTAGGGTTATTGGTTAGGTTGACTGTGATAGGTTTGCCCAGGTCAGGGGTGCTGTCAAATGGTTTGGCTTTCAGGTTATTACAACTAGGCAGGGTGATTTGTAATGACCTAAGCCCCCTGTTTCCGGGCTATCTGCCTGGCTTCCTGCCTAGTGCGTAGCCAGATGACCTTAGCCAGCCGGTCAACCTGGGGCTTCTGCTTTGCCTTCTTAGCCTTCCTGAGCAGGTCAGTCAGGTCATTGATGGTCAGCCTAGGGTTGGGCTTCATACCCGCCTAGGAAGCCAAGCCAGACCACAGCAAGCAAGCCTTACCTGACAACCCTGCCCCAGCCGGACATCTTCCAGCCAAGCGCAGCTGCAATCATACAGCACCCAACCCCCAGGGCTAGGCTTACATCCCGGCAGGTCAGCAGTGCCTGGGTTGCACTGTTCAAATTCCTTTCCAGGTTTTTATCATCAGCCACAAAGGTCTGCCCTGGCTGGTCTGTGATTAGCAGTGCCATCACATTGGCTGACCGGATGCTGGTTAAGATGAAGTCAGCTGTAAGGTAAACAGTGATAGCGCACAGACCAGCAATGATGATGCACCCGATTACTGCCAGCAGCAGGTTGGCTGGGTGCATCCCATAGGGTCTGGTTTCCTGGTCAGCCATCACTTAGTTTTCTTCTTCTTCTTTGGTTGCTTGCTGGCTTTGTTCAATCCCCTTTGCGCTTCTTCAACCTTGCCCTGCATCTTAGCCTTCAGGAAAGCCAAGCCATAGGTTAAGATTTCCGGGCTAGCAAATCCGGCTATGCCACAGATGCACACCCGCAGATTTTCAGACTGCACATAATCCTTTGATGCGAAGTTAACGAAATAGGCAGTGACGCAAGCAGCCACCCCAGACCTGACCAGGTAGCCCCATGAAGGCTTGTCTGTGGAAAGCAATTGCCTAGCCACCATAGCAGACCCACCCAGCGCAGCTGAGATTACCCCCTGCTTCAGTGCGTCATCTGATGTGACTGTTTCAAATGCTGGGGCTGCTGCCATTGTCCGGGTTGTTAGATTGCTTCACCATTGCATCAGCAGTCACATCAACCAGGACAGGCTTAGGGGTGGGCTTCAGCCACCGGTAAGTTTTCACACCCATAGCCAGCAGACCCTGGAAGGCTGCAATGGACAGGGTAACCCCAATGACCCAGGGGAAATAATTGCTTTCAATGACCCAGGGCAGGGCAGCTGTCATCACCCCACCCAGCACCACCAGACCGGCAGACAGTTTGTTTACCCCCACCCAATGCCCAAAGGCTAGCAACAGCACACCCAGGGCAATCATCCCTGCGCCCAGACCGGTCAGGATTAGCAGACCCTTTTCCTTCCGGGCTGCTTCCAATTCAATCTGCTTATCTTCACAGTGCTTCTTAAGCGCAGTGATTTCAGCCTGTGACTTCTTCTGCTGGGCTTCCATCTTCTGCCACAGGCTATCCAGGTCAGCCTTCAGTTTGTTCCCATAGGCAACAGCATCAGCATAGGCTTTGGGGTCAGCTGCGTCTGCCCTTTGTCTGGCAAAGGCTAGGTCACCAGGCTGGGGGTTAGGAAGGTAAGCAGCTGCCACTGCCAATTCTGCTTCCACCTTGGCTGGCTTCCCGGCAGTGTTGGCTTCCCTGGCAACCTGGACAGCAGAAGCAACCCGGCTGTCAGCCTTATCTAGTTTGTCCCCTAAGACCTGGGTGGTCTGGGGCTGGGCTTCAGGCTGCGGGTCAGGCTTCACTTCCGGCTGGCAGGATTGGAACACAGCCACCACTGCCAGGATTGCCAAGCGCATTGGCTTATTTCTTCAGGGTGTCCAAGGCTGTCTTAGCCTTCTGTTCAGCATCCTTCAGCCGGTTAACATTGTTCCGGTAAACCAGGATGCCTGTAATAGCACCAGCCAGGTAGCAAGTGACAGAAGAAATGATGAGAAGCATAGGTGTATCAGTTAAGAATTGTGTAACCCTTGGCAGTCAGGTCTGCCTTAAGACCATCCAGGGTGGCATTGAAGATGACCTTAGCACCAGCGTTGTTAAGCGCATAGGTCTGACCAGCCTGGACAGCCCCAATGATGTGGGCTTTATTGTTAAAGACATAGGCTGCAAAGCCTGTGCCGGTGTAGGATTTAACAGCCATAGGTTAGGTGATAAGGAAAGGATGTGGTGCTGTTTCCCCGTCAAAATGCAAATAAAGGGTTTCACCTGTGCCGGTCAGACTTACTGTGCTGGTATCATCCAGGGTGTTAAGATACTGAGTCCCAGAAGAAACATAGTTAAAGCTAAACAGATAGCCATTGCAGCTGACCTTAAACTTATTGGCTGTAATCCAATCATTGGCTGACACCCCACCAGCCCAAGCAAATCCAAGGGTGTATGAGCTACCCATCCAATAGCCTTGACCACTGATGGCAGAAAAGGTTTGGGCAATGGTCTGTTTGTAAGAAAGACCAGCAGCAGGGGCTGTGGTAAGTGTGGTGCTGTCCGGGAAGGTGATGCCTGTGGGTGTGACTGAAACCCCACCAGAAGAATTTTGCACCCGCACTTCATCAAATTCAATGTAAGCTTGCTGGGATGTGTCAGAAGTGTTTTCCACCCCAAAGCCCCAAGCACCCACTTCACTATCATTTGTGCCATCAGCCTGGATGATACCTGTGTGGGTGATTTGCACCCCCTTATCAGTAGCACCATCCCAGACCTTCAGGGCTGTCCCAAAACCACTGTCAATGTAGAAGGGCTGTGGGGAAGTGCCACTGCTGGTGGAAGATGTAAGCCAGCCACCTTGCCAATTAAATTCATACCCAACAGCGCAGACCAGGCTAATCCCATTGTAACCACCCCGGCTGGTGTCAAATGTTCCCTTGCTGATGTTTTGACCACCGGTGGCATCAAACACAATTGCACCGGTCATTGTCCCACCGGAAAGGGCTAGGAAAGACCCGCCACCACCACCACCACCGGCTGCAATAGCTGCATCTGTTTCAGCCTTGGAATAAACATCCAAATTTGTCCTGGCAGTGGCTGTGCTGTCCAAGTCTGAAAGGTCATTGGCTTGACGCAAATAGCGCCCATCAGCTGTGGCTTCCGTAAGCACCGGGTCTAGGGTGACCGGATTAACAGCAGCTTCATCAATGACAGCTGACTTAAGGGTGCAGGGGATTTGAAGCACTGTCTGATGGGAAGCACCATCAGAAATTTCCACTTCCAGGGTTGTTTCCAGAAAGTTTGCGCCATCCAGGTAGCTGATGGCATTGGCTGTGTTAATGTCCAGGTCACCTTCAAAGCCAGCAAAGGACAGCAAACCAGCATCATCAATGGTCAGCCCACCGGTGTCAGGTTCAGCTGTAACAGCAATGTCATAGGCATAAGCCCCAACCTGCTGAACAGTGACCTTATCAGCCAGGGCATCTACGCTAAGGGCATTTTGCACTTCCAGGGCAGTGCTTCCAACAGCAATGGAAGTGGTGCTTACATCAGTCCCGGTATCAGCATCAAAGCCCAGGCTGAATGTGCCACCCTTGGGGTCAGGGCTGATGCTAGCCCGGTAAACAGCCCTGCTACCATCCCAGGCTGACAGGGTGGTTACTGTGGCAGTGCTGGCAGGAAGGGCTGTGAAGGATGTGGCAAGCGCAGCCACAGTCTGCTGAAGATGCACCAGGACAATCTCAGGCTTACTGCCATCACCTTCCTGCAATACGGAAATGCCAACAGTGCTAAGGGGGATGAGCGCAGACGCATCACCGGTGAAAGCACCCCGGCTACCATTGCTGTTAAACTTGATGGCATAATTGTCCCCAACCTTGCTGACTGTCACCCCACCGGCAGCAGTAATGCTAGCCAAAGCATTAAGGTCAGCTTGAAGATTTGCAGCTGTGACAGCATAGGTTTGATTTGTTGTAGTATCCCCGCCAAAGGTCAGATGAAAATGACCGGCAGTGGGGCTGGCATCAATCTGCCCAATGGCAACCCGGATGCCAGGTGAACCCAGCCCAGCCACTTCCTGCCGGGGGTAAGACCCTAGACCGGTCTGCTCAATAAAGAAGATTTGAAGTTTAGCCAGGTCACCCAGGAAGAAGGAAGGATTGCTGACCGGGCTGGTGCTGGAAAAGTTAGGGTAGGCTAACCCAGCCTTAACATCAATAAACAGTTTATGGGTGGTAGGTAGTGGCATTGGCTTCTATTAGTGCAAAATGGTCAACTGTCCGCATTGGGGCTAACACTTGTCAGCACCACTTGCCCCCAGCCCACCCAATAATCTTCACCCCCGGTGGCAGTGAAAGTCTGGGTGGGAAGGGGTAGTGCCACAGTGCCTTCCACATTGTCGATGAAATCCTGCTGGGTCACTGTATGGGTGATAGCAACCTGGGTAACACTTACTGCGCCTAGTGTGTATTCATAATTTGTGCCATTGAAAACCCAGCTGCCGGTGGCTTCAAATTTACGGACATAACCGGTGTAGGTCTTACCTACTGAAACAGTAGTGCCAGCATAAATGTATTTATCCACCACCTTTTCCACCGGTGGCATTGGGCTAGGTGGGGTGTAAGGTGTAGGTGGGCTAGTGTTAGGGTCAGGGGATGGGTAACCATTTACCCCAGGGGAAGCTGACAGGCTGGGTGGTGGGATGTAGTTTTGATGCCACAGGTCAAACAGCCCTGTTGCTGGCTGGGTGGGATACTCAGCATAGATGGTGGGACTAATCAGCCGGTAGTCCGTAGAAATGTTGCTGTCCGGGTGAAGGTTTTGGGATGCTGTGCCAGCAAACGAACCATTGCCCAGCAGGAAATAATTTGAAGTGCTGGAATAAACATCTTCATCATAGACCAGGGGGATGGCTGGTGAAGGTGGGATGCAGCTGTGAAGATGCGCCCAATAAAACCGGTAGCTTTTCCCAATCTGCGCAGACTGCCCAGCAGGTGTGTAAAGTTTCCAAGTGCGGATGCCCCCAACTTCTTCTTCATTGGGTTTACCTGTTCCCCCTGTGTGCCGGTTAGACTTTTCATAGACCAGCCCATTAAACTGAACAACCCCAGGCTGTCCTGGTGCATCAGTCCACTGCGCAGGGACAGTGCTGCTGGCAGGGTAAAACCCGGCTGGGTATGTGTCAGACATTGAACCAATAGAATACAGCACCACTTAGCCCATAGGCTTGCCTTCCAGCAATCAGGCTACTGCGGATGGTCTGATTGATGACCAGGCTATTTCCGGTCTTAGTGATGCTGGCAATTGGGAAGTGACCGGTGGTGCTAGTGTCAGCCGGAACAGTGCTGGCAAATTCGACAGCCACAGTGGTAGGGAATACCTGCCCACTAGACCTGGTTACCTTAAGATAAACTGTGCCACTGCTTCCAATGGTCAGCTTAGGCTTAGTGGTGGCATCCAGGTAGCTGCCGGAAACTTGGGGCATAACCCCATTGACTGTGCCAGGGTGGATGCTGACAGCCGGGCTTCCGTTATCCGGGTTGCTGTAAACTTCAAAGGTATGCCTTCTGCGCCCAGGCTGGTCTATCAGCAGGGACTGTCCCCGGCTATCACTAGTGAAGGTGTAGCCAACCCCAGGCTGAATTTTCTGGTTCATCAGTTATGGGTTTCGTAAACCAGGCTATGCCAGCCACCGGTGGCAACCCGGAAGGTGAAGCGCACTTTGAAAACATTGGCATACTGTTCATAGGTCACCCCGGTCATAAATCCATAACGGATGTGGTAGCTGCTGATTGCAGCCAGGATTGGGGGGATAACCATAGACTCAGCACCGGCAATTGTCTGGAAAGTTTTGCCCACCATCTTCTGATTACTCAGCAGGGTTTCCTTACTGTTTGTGTAGTAAGTGCCGGTGTATTGAAGGTCAGGCGCATTGAAGGATTTAAGCCCAACCAGCGCATAGTTGATAGCATCCTGGTTAGACTCAGGGAAAGATTGGCTGGCTTCATCCCAACCCAATTCCTTCAGGGGTTTACCGGTAGTGCCAGCCTTGCCCTGATAAAACTTAGGATGTGTTTGGATGGGCTGTGTGGACAGGGCAACATCACCGGTCACCTGCACTTTGGACATAGACCCGGAAGCAAGCCCTACATACTCAGCAGTTATGGTGGCAATCCCACTTTCATTGATGACATAGGAAGCCCGATGGCAAAGCAGTCTGCCATCCCTGGGGTGGGCTTCATTCTCTTTAGGCTTCTTCCCTTCAGCCACATCAGCATCACACTTGAAGGTTAGCCGGGAAGTCATCAGCCCAAAGCCATCATTTTCAATGACCCATCCAGGCTGAAGCTGAAGGGTTGTAAGCTTATTACCTTTTGAAACAGGTGGCATAGGTTAGGCAATGAAGGTGGTTTGGTTAGGGTCTTTAGTGAAATCAATGCCAGGTCTGGGCTGTTCATTGAACACATTGTTAAGCTTTTCCATTTCAGCCAAAATCTTCTGTTCAATGGTCAGGCTTTCCTTCTGGTAATCAATGACCGGGGCTGGTGTTCCAGGTGTAAACTCACCAGCAATAGCACCCCCAATTTCCCGAAGGCTGGACACAGTAAGTTTATTAGCCTTTTCAGCCTTCTTAGTGGCTTCCTTAGCTGCATCATCCTGGGCTTTCTGCTGGGCATCCAGCAATTCCCCAAGGTCTTTCCTGCGCTTTTTCAGGGCTTCTTCATCTTCCTTTGTTTGGGTGGCTGCATTGCCAGCCATTTCTTCTTCCACAATGCGCAAGGCTTCAGCATTAAGCCTACCCATTTCAAGGTTATGCAAAGCGGCTGCCTTCTCACTTCCGGCTGCATCATCTTCAGCCTTCTTAGCCTGTTTCTTCCTATCTTCCACAGCCTTCAAAGCTGCCAGCACTTCTTCATCAGTAATCTTTTCCTTACGGAAAACATCTTGTTGCCGGTAGCCATCTTTGTAAATAAGTCTGCGCCCATAACCAGCAGCCATTGCTGTTGCCTCATCCCCAAACATTTCCTTCATCTGCTTTTCTGAAAGCTCAGGAAATGTCTGACTAAGCTGCGCTTGTACTTCAGGGGTAGCCCTGGCTTCTTTAATTGCTTCTTCCCTGGCAAGGGCAGCTTCTTCCTTATTCTTCTTTTGTTTGTCCCTTTTCTTCTTCCTTTCCAGCAAATCAATTTCTTCCTGGGAAATGCCAGGGTCATCACCATAGCCACTGATTACCTGCTGGGCTTTAAGAAGCACAGGGATAAGGTCAGATGCGTTATTGCCCAGCAGGACAGTAGCCAGGGAAAGCTGTTCAGTATTGCTGGTGGCACTGCCAAGGGT